CACCGGCACCGGCGGCGGCAGCAGCGGCGCGGCCGGCGGCACCGGCACGGCGGCGACCAGCGAGGCCCCACGCTCGGCGGCCATCGCCTCCCGCCGCATCTGCGACAGCACCACCAGGCCGATCGACGACACGAGTACCAGGCCATCCACCGACAGCGGCAGGGTGCTCGCCGTCAGGTTGTCCTCGCCGTAATCCAGCGCCAGGCCCCGCATGTGCCGGTAGCTGGCCAGCGCGGCGACAGCGGCAACGACTACCGTCCCGACGACCTGCACGCCCCGCAGCACTGGGTGCCGCGGGGCCGGCACCCGGGTCATCACCTCGGAGCACAGCAGCAGCGCCAGCGGCGCCCACCCGGCAACCGCACGCGCCCCGGCATCGGCACCGGCATGAGCGACGTTCGCCGCGAGGCTTGCGCCGATGCCGGCAGCGAATGCGCCCCACGCCGACAGCCATGCGCCCACGCTTGGGCGCTCCGGCACGTCGACCTTCTCCACGTGAACCACTGCCGGCCTACCCGGCAGCCGCGGCGGCAGTGCCGCCGCCTGGCGGCAGTGCCGCCCGGTTTGGCAGTGCCGGCACGGCCGGCACCGTCTTGCTCTCCATCGGTTTCTCTCCAACGGGTCGGTGCCGCCCGGGGAACCCCGGGCGGGACTGCTCGATCTCTACAGCTCGGTCAGCGTCGCGCCGACCAGCTCGCCGGCCGCCTGGTGGTGCTCGGCCAGGTGGACCACGCACAGCAGCTCCGTCTGCGTCCACGGGTCCAGCTCCAGGCCCTCCTCCGGGTCGAACAGGCACTGCCCGCCGTCCCCGCACTTCTCGCCGTCGTGCTCGATCATCAGTCGGGCCACCGCCCGGTCGGTGCACGGCCCGGCGTCCTCCTCGGGCACGAACTCGGCGTTGAAGGTCGGGACGATCACGCGCAGGGTGCAGATCAGGTCGGCCATCGTCGGCTCCTCAGCTCAGGTCAGGCGGGGGGCAGGTCGGAAGCGGAAACGGCGGGCGCGCTCGAGGCGCGCCCGCCGGCTACGTCAGCGGTACCGCTTGATCTCGATCGTGAACTGGCGGCCGTCGCTCAGCCGGACCGAGACGCCCTTGTCGGTCGTCATGAAGCCGGCGTCGGCCAGCGTCAGCACCTCGACCACCTCGGTCGACGCGCCGTCCTCGTCGGTCAGCGGCTCCGCGCCGGCCTCCTCGGCGACGTCCTCCAGGTTGATCTCCTCGACGGCGGCTCGCAGGGCACGCTCCAGGATCTCCTCGTGGCTCATCTCGCTCACTCCTCGCATGATTGGGGGCGGTGTGTACATAGACATTGCATGTGAGTGCCACCCTGTCCGTACAGGTTTTATGTATGAGGCGGGCCGTGTGGCAGGTCACACGGGAGCCGGCGATCCCCCGTCCACGGAGGCCGCCGAACGGCCCGGGTCGGGTAGTGGAGTGAGGAGGAGGCTCGGCCCGGCTTAGGCGGGCTGTGACCGGTCGGGCCGCTCCCCCAGCCGCCGCGCCTCCAGCTCGGCAGCCGCCTCCAGCACCCACGCCGGCGGGCTCGGCCGCTGACTCGCCGGACGGGGCAGCGCCCGGCCGCCCGGGGCGCTCCGCTCTGCCCCACACGCTCGGCACCTGGTCGTCAGCCACAGCAGGCCGCCGCCCTCCTGTGCCGACCCGTCCAGCAGCCCGGCGCAGCCGTCGCACACGCCCACGGCACCGACTTCGGCGGCGGCGGCGAACGCCTTCACGTCGACCAGGCCGTCATGCACCAGCCTCGCGTCGATCGCCACCGTTCACCCCCCGGCTCCGATATGGAGCGGGGCCGGACGAAGGTCGCCCCTCGCCCGGCCCCACCGCCCTACTCCTGCGGACTCGCCGGCAGCGCCAGCAGCTCGGGCAGCGCCAGCCGACCGTCCCGGCAGGCTCGCGCCACCTCCTCCCGGCCGCCCTTCTTGAAGGTCAGCGTCGTCGACGGCGGCGGGGGCTCCGCCACCTCCACGAAGTCGAGGACCCGGCCCGTCTCGCCGTCGACCACCGCGCCGTCCTGCTCGACCTTCATCCGGCCGAGCAGCGCCTTCCGCCACGCCGGCCGCACCGACTCCACGGGCGCCGGGGTCGTCACCGCCACCTCGGACGGGTGCTCCTGCTTGCACCAGGCGAGGAACCCGGCCTCGTCGACCACGTAGCCAGACTTCGGCTCAGAGAGCGTCACCTGCGCCACCGGCTGGTCGTAGCCCGGCAGCCGCACCTCGATCGTCTTGACACCGATCGCGCCGTTCAGCTCGATCAGGCGGCCGTCGGCCTCGGCGCGGGCCGCGTCGTAGACCTTCCTCACCTCGTCCATCAGGGCCTTGAGCACCGCCGCCCGCATGGCTTCCTGCCGGATCTCGCTCACCGGGCCGCTCCCGCCGTCTCAGGCTGCCGGCCGTTGGCGGCCGGCGCACCGGCCGCATCGGTCAGCGCGCTGTCGAGCTGGGTGCCCGGAGCCTCAGCCGCGCGGCGAGCGGCGCTGATCTCCGCGCCCCGAGCGGTGAAGGCGTCCCGCAGCTTCTGCGTCTTGCCGAGCCGCTGCACCCGCTGCCACAGCACCGCCAGGTCCTCCCGCGACGCGCACGCCGCGAGGGCCTTCGGCCAGTCGAGGTCCTTCGGCGGCTCGCCGTTGTCCAGCCAGTCGAGCAGCTGGTGACCCAGCTCCGCGCCCGGCTTGTGGATCACCTCGTCGGCCAGCGCGTCGCACCGGCTCTTCGTCACCCGCAGGTAGTGGCCCTGGTCGAGGTCGCCCACCAGGTCGAACTCGTACTCCAGCCCGTCACGCTGGTCGGGCTGCATCCCCAGCTTGGACACCTGCTTGCGGCCGTCCGCGCCCTCGGTGATCTCGTACCGCTGCTTCGACCGCAGGCACACCACGATGTGACCGGGGAAGCTCATCAGCGCCTCGATGTACGCCCGCTCGATCGGGCGCACGTCCTTCCAGCCGTCCATCGACCGGCCGCCGTGGTTGCGGGCGAACAGGTCGACCAGCTCCAGGATGCCGCCCGGACCGAACCAGTAGTGCGAGGCCGAGTCGAGCATGAAGCCCGTGTAGCCCGCCACCGCCGCCTCGTCGATCAGCTCGACGAGCTGCCGAGGGTCGTACCTGACCGGCGAGAACTTCATGAACCCGTAGCCGCCGGCCTCTTCCGGCGTCATGTCCCCAACGCCGGGCAGCTCCGAGTTGACCGCGTACTTGTCGGCCGAGTCGCGCTCGGTGTCGACGAACGCGATGCGCTCCAGGCCGTCGGCGATCGTCGCCGATCCGGTCAGCGTGTACAGCAGCTTGAGGCCGGTCAGCGTCTTGCCAGACCCACTCGGCCCGGCAAGCGCGATCCGCGCCTTCGCCTTCTTCCGGGTAGCCGGCATGAACCGTGAACTCATTCCTTCGTCCCTTTCCACGTGAACGAAACTACATAGATTCTATACGGTCGCGGTAGTCGACTGTGATCCCACACCCTCGGCCGACGAAAAAGCGGCGATGCAGGCGGCGCAGGCTTCGCAGCCGACAGCGGCAGGCATAGCACACTCAGGGCGTCGGCAGATCACCGGCGTGCCCAGCGCGGTGCAGCCCGTGTTCTCCTCGTGCAGCCAGTCGTCGCCGGCCGCGACGAGCAGCCCGCCGCAGGCAGCGCACTGGGCGACGTCGACCGGCAGGAGCGTCACCTTCATTCCCCGATCACTCTCCTGTCCCGTTTGGACACAACCGTCAGGCGACGGCTGTGCAGCGGAGCCGACTTGGTGCATCCCGGGAGGGAGCACCGCCCGTTCGGCCCCTCGATGTACGCGTGGTCCTCCACGGTCGGAGCGCCACCACCAACCGTTTCTTGTTCCCTGTATGTCTTGCGTCCGTCTGGCGGACCAACTCGGTCCGTTGAGCGGACTAGCGATAGTCCGCGTCCCGAACCAGATCCCGGCCTCACTGGTCCGTCTGGCGGACCAGCAGACCCGGGCGATTCCGACTTCGCTGGTCCGGCACGCGGACCAACTACGCCCCTCTCGGTCAGCTCCCGCAACAGATCCACGGGGACTCCCATCTGGTAGACCGTCTTCGCCTTCTTGCGACGCGCGTCCGCCACCGTCGGCCGGACGCGCTTCACCCACTTCTCCTCCTCCACCTTGTTGAGCCATTTCGCCACCGTCGACCGGGCCATGCCGGTCGCGTGCTCCAGGTCCGTCAGGCTCGGCGTGTACTGCTCGGGAATCTTCGCCGTGGTCGCGTCGGACCACGTGAGCAGCGTCAGGACGAGCTGTCGGCCAGGAGGCTCCAAAGTGCAGAGCTGGCTTCTGACCGCACGCTCGACCGTCCACCGGTCCACCATGCAGGCGGCCTCTCTGTGAAGCGCCGCCAGCGCACCGTCGCCCGAACTGGCGTACGATGCGCGTGCGACCCGTTTTCCGTTCCGGGTAGAGCAACCTCGGCCCCGCCAGATGACCGCCTGGCGGGGTCGACGCGTTTTCCGGCACCCTACACCCGATGTGTACGGCCGCAATGGGTACCGACATGCTCATACCTAGGCCGCCTCTTCGTCCTCAACGAGGACGTTCCACGGGTCCCACACGATCGTCCGGTTCGTGTCCTCGGCAAACGCGTAGATCGTGGTGACCTTCCATACCGGGTTGTTGCTGACCTCGCCGTCCTCCTTGGGCAGGACGCCCTTCGACCGCCACTGGTACGGCGTGTTGTCCTTCACGTCGAACATGCGGACGATCTCCTTGAGCCCCACCACGGGCGGCAGGTCCAGCGGCCCGGGCCGAGTCAGGCTCGCGGCCACCTCGCGGGCCACAGCCTTGAGTCTCGTCTGACTCACCTTCATCGTTCCTCTCCTCCCACGGCCGGGTGCCATACAGGGTCAATGTACGGCACTCGCCGGGGACGGTCAGGCCGCCACCTGGGCGGCGAAGTACGGAGCGCGGGCCAGCAGCGTCCGTGCTATCTCGAAGAGGTGGTAGGAGTCGATCACGTGCACCCGTCTGTCGGAGAACACTGACGGCGGATCCAGGGGCACTTCATTGAGGAACGGCACCCGGAACTCCTCGGCCAGCGCCTGCGCCGCCTTGTCGTGCGCCCACGTCGGCAGGACTGCGAACCGCGCGCCCTTGATGGCCAGCCGCGCCGCCACCTGGCGGGTCACCACGGCGTTCCGCTGCACGTTGGCGACCAGCAGCACCAGGTCGCACAGTCCGGCCGCCGCGATCTGGTCCTCGTTGAGCGACCGGCTCAGGTCGACCACCTTCACGTCGCCCGCGTGCCGGTCCAGGATGTACGCCGGGGCGAGCGAGTTGACCACCCGCAGGTCCCGCATTGGCGTACCGAGGCGGTCGTCGACCCCGCTGGGCGCGTTGGCGTCGACCAGGATCGTCCGCCGCCCGTCGTGCGCGGATGCCATCGCCAGGGCGGTGGCGACGGTCGTCGCACCGGCGCCGCCGTGCCCGCCGATCACACCGATCCGCACCTCCGGCCGCTGCGTGCCGGCGGCCGCCTCGACGACCAGCTGACGGACGGCATCGAAGCCGGTCGGCAGGTGGTACACCGGCACTTCCGGGTAGTCGTCCTGCCAGCCGCGGTAGAGGCTGGCCAGCCGGTCGCCGTCGAGCACGGCCGGGGCGACGACCACCATCCGCAGGTGCGCCGGCATCCCGCTGGCCAGCGTCTTGCACCGGCCGTCGATCACGACGAGCGGCGCGTTCCTCCACTGGTCGACTGTCGGTTTGCCGACGACGACCTCCACCTCGGCGTTCGGGCCGAGGCCGTCCAGCACCTCGTCCACGAACTCGTGGCCCCAGCCCACGAGCAGAGCTTTGCCCATCGTTCCTCCTCTTAATAAGCGCGAGTCGTACACATTCATTGTATGGCACAAGGGTGCCTCGCGTCAATAATGTATGTACGGCCGGGGCGGCGTTTTGCCCCCTGTCGGGCCAGGCCGCTATGCTGGTGTCTCCACGTGAACGCAGCACAGCCCCGGATTTCGCGGTCCGGGGCTGCACTGTTTCCACTCACGCTCGGATCACCTCACCGAATGGGCTCCAGCCTCAGCCAGGAGTCGCGGAGGACGAACGTCGAGCTGGCGGCGTCGAGCGTGTTCTGTGCCCACTCCAGGGTGAGAGTCGCCGGACCGTTCGCAATGACGGTCCCCTGCACCCACACCCGCTGGAAAGCGCTGTTCCCGCTGAGCGACAACGAGCCGTTGTCGAAGACCAGCCCGAAGTCCGGATTCGTCGCGTCGGCCAACGACGGGCCGTCCGCGCTCCACCTCACAGTCCCCGAACCGGCGCTGAACACGAAGCGGGCCTTGAAGTCGGCCGTGATCGTGCTCCGGAACCACACGCTCCCCAGCAGCGCGTAGGTCCCGGCGGCTGGGATCGGCAGCACCAGCTGCGCGTCCGGCACGAAGCCGGCCGTTCGGTTCTCAGGCTCGGCCGTCTTGCGGGCCCACACCGGCAGCATGGAGGGCCGCGCCGCCCAGCCGACGATGTGGTTCCCGGCCGGCGGTGACTTCACGACGAACACCCGCGCGCCCACCGCGACCGGTCCGACCATCGACACCACCGGGATCGGCTCGGTGTCGCCGTCGTGCAGCACCCGGACCGTCCCGTCAGCGCCGAGGTTGGCCACCCGGCCCGGCCGCAGCCGCCAGATCAGGCCCAGCCGGGTCATGCGCTCGAGGACGGCCTCGGCTATCGCCCTCACCGGCACGTACCCCCGGTCCATTACAGGTCGCCCCCGTCCGTGTCCGGGTACGCCCTCCGCAGGGTGTGCCGCATCTCCCCGCCCGGGGCCAGCGGCATCGACCACCCCGTCTCCAGCCACGGCTGCCCGTTCCACCGCACCACGTCGTAGCCGTCGTGCCGCGGGTCCGGTGGCGTCGACAGCTCCACCGACTCGTAGACCGCCTGCTGGATGCCCAGCGTCCGCGCGTAAACCGTCGCCTGCGCCTGCGACCGCACCTGCACCTCAACGGTTTGGGGTACCACGAAGCCGCGTTGGGCGATCGAATGCGGCGCCGACGCCGGCACGTCGTAGACACCGACGACCGGCTTCTGGTCCGAGCCTGGGTCGTTCGACACGACCACGAACCGATTCGGCGCGGTCAGCAGACCTGACACCACCGACACCGAGTCGCGGAACACCCGCCGAGTCGCGTCCAGGTCGATCGCCGCCGGCTGCTCGGAAGGCTCCACCGCGCGCCGCAGCCGCAGCCGACCGCTGTGGCCGAACCACGGCAGGAAGTACCCGCCCTGCCGGGACAGGTCCCGCAGCGCCATCGCCCGAGACGTCCCCGGCGACCAGGCGCTCACCGACGACTGCTCGGTGGAGTCCATCAGCAGGTCGCCGACCGGCAGCCCTTCCAGCAGCCGAAGCACCGCCTGGTCGACGAGCTGCCCACGGGCCTCGAAGCCAGTCTCCAGCTCTTGGTCCACGATGAACATCTCGTCGTACAGAGTCAGCGGCGCCGTCGCCCCAGCGCTGGTCATCAGCTCGGTCGCGTCCCCGACCATGTACCGGCCGAGCGGGTACGCCTTCTGCGTCCGGTCGCCGACAACCATCGAGATCGCCAAGCGGTCAGTCAGCGGCTTCAAGCGCGCCGCGTCGACCACGCCGAGGGTCAACCCCGACACCTTCCGCACGATTGTTCCCGTCACGTCGTGGGCCAGGCTCGGTGTGGTGTCACGCAGCGGCGTCAGCTCGCCGCGCCGCATCCCGGTCCGCCCGTCGATCAGCTCAAACCGAAACGACAGCGCCCGCTGCCCGACGTGAGCAGGCAGGTCGAGCAGGTCAGGCCGCCCCACAGATGCCAACGCCATCCACCTCCCACGAAGCGCCCTGCGCGTCGATGAACAGCTTCGTGCCCTTCGGCTGCGCCTCGAAGTCGGGCTCGACGATGATCGGCCCGTCGACGCCGTTGCGGATCTCCACGCGGGACACCGCGACGTCCCCGGACACGTTGACCCCGAAGAAGCCGCCGTCGAGGTCCAGCGGCTCCGGGTAGTCCGTCAAGCTCAGTCCCGGTCCCCACGTCACCCCGTCCAGCGACGAGTACAGAGTCACCCGTGCGAGGCCGCCGCCGATGTCCTGCTCATAGACGGCCCGTAGCCAACGCCGCTGGTTACGCACCACGCCGAACTGATCGCTGAGTACGCACTGGTAGAACAGGTCCTTGCCGAACACCTCGAAGCACGTCTCCGCGTCCGACCAGTCGACGTCCCAACCGGAGAAGATCGATTCCGGGTTGGTTGACGACAGGTGCTCCACCCACACGTTCCACACCTCGCCGGAGGTCCGCAGCAACACCCGGATGTCGACGTTCGCCATCGGCTGGCGCACCTGGAAGCTGTCGAACTCGATCCGCGGGTTGGCGTTCGTGATCCCCGAGGCGGCCGCGCCCAGCCCGACAGCGCCCGCGCCGGTCACCGCACCGTCGAGCGCCTGCACCTGCCAGCCCGGCCAGTAGCTGCCGGGCTCGTCCTTCCACACCGCAGCACTCACCACCTGACCACGGCACTGAATCCGCACCCAGTACCAATCCCCGGCCACGAATGGCACCGTGTCGTCCTGCCAGTCCAATGCGGTGGTCAGCGGGACCAAGATGCTGGACACACCCTGGGCCAGTTTCTGTAGGGCGAGGCCGAGGCTGCCGTCCGGCATGAAGGCCAGCCGGGCCTCGTAGCGGTTCTCCATGGCGTCGTATCGGACGGGCAGATACACGCTGACCGGCTGCGTGATCGGAAGCTGATTGAGCCGCACCCGCACCTGCACGTCGACGTCCCGCAGGGGTGGTCCGGTGACGACGCGGAAGCCTGCCGGCGCTGGCGCGAGGATCGCCTCGTCGACATCGAGCCACGCGGTCACCGGCGGGGTGCCCGGGTTGGTGGTCCGGAAGAACGCAAACTTCGCGCCGACCGGCGCGGTGCCGCTGACCTGAAGCCGGGTCCACGTGTTGGCCGTCACCGAGGTCCCGACCGCGCTCTGAGACAGCTGCACCTGGGCGGCGTCGAGCCAGTGGATCGCGATGTCGATGGCCCGACTAGCAGCGCACCTCACCCATGCCGACCCCTGATAGTCCCTGCCCTCGGTGACCGGCACCAGCTCGCAGCGGATCTGCGGTGCGGCGACGCCGTTCGGCACCAGCCGGCCCGAAGCCACCCCTTGGTGGACCTGGGCGGTCGACCAGGTGAACGTGCCATCGAACACCGTCCAGTTGGCCACGTTCGTCTCGAAGTATGGGTTCGCGTTCAGGGGCTTGGTTAGCTCGAAAACCCCGGCGCCGCCAGTCACCCACAGGCCATCCGCCGGCCCCCTCGCCAACACCCATGGATCGCCGGGAGTGTCGGTTGACCCGAACCCGCCCTGCACCTCCCGTGCGAACTGGTCGTCGATCACCAGCGGGTTCCAGTCGATCCCGGCCGGGTCGTTCGCCTCCGCCGATACCCACGCGGTGCTGCCCTCGACCCGCAGGCCCTCGCACGGCGGCGGCCCGCCGTCCACCGGCGCTGGAGCGTCCGCCACCTCCACCACCGTCACCTGCGCGAGCTGCATCTGTCCGCGTCTGCGGCTGCGCCGCACCGTCCCAGACGGCACCAGCAGCGTCGCCAGCCACCGGTTGTCCAGCTCGTCCCGCACACACACGTACGGCAGCGATTCCCACGCCAGGTCCCGCAGCTCCCGGAACCCCTTGTCGAGCGCCGCCGCCGAAACGGCGGCTGCGTTCACCAGCAGCGTCCGCGTGAACTCCACCCCGCCGCGCTCCAGCGGCCGGAACGCCGTCCGGTAGTCCCTGTCGAACATCGCCTGCAGCTCGACCTGCCCCGCCTCCGGGAACGTGAAGTCCTCGCGGGATCGGTCTGGGTTCGTCACATAGGCCAGGTTCCCGGCCGGGTTGTGATTGCTCGTCAGGATCAGCACACCGACGTCGACGCGGGTGCCAGTCACCCCCGGCGCGGGAATCGTCGCCGCGACCGACTCCGACCATGGTCCGGGCACGCCGATCCGGTGCACCATCCGGACCCGGTACCGCGACTCGACACCCACTCGGGCCTCGTAGTCGTCGACCGCGGTGACGTTCGGCGCGGCAATTCGGGCGATCGTCTCCCACTCGTCGGGGTACATCGTGTCGTCTTGGCGCTGCACCTCGTAGGCACCCCAGCCGACCACCACCTCGCTGTTGATGGCCTCCCAGACCAGCTGGTGGTAGTGAATGCCAGTCGGGACGCCGCCGACCGGCCGGGCGCAGTGCTCGTCGACGATCGCGAGGGGCTGCACCGCCGGCTGCACGGCCAGCCCGGTCACCGTGTCCATCTCTTGCAGCAGCATCAGCGTCAGGTCAGCTGACCTGTCGTCGGTGGCGTCGATGTTCGCGTACCCGGTCTGCCTGCCGAACCCGGTGCGGCTCGCCGGCGTGACAGCCTCATTGCTCGGCTCGGCGTCGGCGCCGAGGACCTGCCACGGCGTCTCGTTGTCGGCGTAGCTGTGCAACGCCAACCACAGCTGTCCGCCGCTGCCGGTGGCCACCACCGGCGGGTCGAGCCGCAGCGTGACCTCCTTCCAGCCGTCGGCTACCTCGGGCAGCGCGTCGAACTCGTCTACGGTGATCGACGCCCTCGGCCCAAGCAGGGTTTCCTCGTCGGCCGGGTCGAGTTGGGCCACCTCTAGGGGGTCCTTCGTCCCGGGCAGGTGCCGCGCGTAGAACCGGGCCCACACGAAGGTGCCGGCGGTGTCGTTCGGGATCCGCTGCACCGTCGCGCCCCACCCGTACCGGGCGTAGAGGGTGGCGACAGCCTGTTTCAGGTAGGCGTGGGAGCTGTCGTCGGCGGTGCCGGGTGCCGTGGCCCCGGAGAACATGACGATCGCCGGCATCTCGTTGACCGTCTCCACCGTCGGCACCGCCCCTTCGCGGAGCGTCTTGCGTAGCAGCACACCGTGCAGGCCAGGCAGCCGATCGACCGTCCCGAGCCGGTCGACGGGGACTGGCACGGGCGACGCCACCGAGAGCTGTCCCGCGTATGCCTGGCCGACGGTGACCGCGTACTGGTAGCCGGCGTTGAGCGACACGTCGTACCCGAAGTTGTACAGCGAGAAGATCGGGATCTCGAAGTACGAGCCGCCGACCAGGGCCGCACCGTCGCCGATGTCGAGGCCGCCGCCGCCGGCCCGGTTCTCCTCCCCGTACGTGACCTCCAGCGCCAGGTAGTGCAACTGGAACTGGGTGCCAGCCGGGGCGGAGCTGCTGACCTGGAGCCGCATGTTGATGTTCGTGCCGCCCGACGCCGCCCAGGCCGTCAGTCCCGATGTGGGTGTGGCGTTCCCCGCGTACGAGTACGGCATCCGATCCCTGGTCGACAGCGGCGTCGCCGTGCTGCTCCACCACGGGTTCAGCTCGCCGAGGCGCGACCGGCGCACCGCCGTCACTCCACTGTGGTCCGCAGGGCCGGTCAGTGTGTCGTCCATGACCCAGTTCACGCCTGCTGAGGGACGCTCCAACCCGAGGGTCACCGCCGGAGCCAGGTCGGCGAACGGTCCCGACATCACGTAGAGCACCGACACGTCAACGATCCGCCGCCACAGCAGGGCAGCCTGCACGGACGACGCCAGAGTCCCGAACCAGAACCGGGCCGCCGCATTCGGACCAGTCAGAGTGACGTAGCGCGGATCGGACGGGTTGCCAACGGCGTCGGCTGGCTGCGACGCGCCACCGGCCAGGGCCGCCCCGCTCACCAGTTCGCCCGACGCGACCGGGATCACCAACTTCCGCAGCGGCCCCGTGCCGGCCATCCCGTCCGCCCCATACAGGTTGGCCGTCAGCGTCTTGCGCAACGCGCGACCGGGCGGCGGCGCGGTCATCAGCAGCCGCACCCGCCTCAGCCCGGCAAAGACGTCCTGTTCGGTGGTCGCCCGGAACACATAGCCGACCTCGCTGGCGGTGTCGAGGTGCAGCGGGTACTTGACCAGCGGCGCCCACTGCATGCCCAGCACGTAGGGCCGGTCCGGGTTGTATTCGCCCATCAGATCGTCCTCACGGTCGTGGCCACGTCTCGCCGGGCCAACGTCTCCAGCACGCCCTGGCCGACCGCCCGGCCCGTGGCCAGGGCCTCCTGCCGGGTTGGCACAACACCCTCGAAGGTCACTCGGATCGCGTCGCGGCCGAACATCACCGCAGCGCCGCCACCACCGTCCGCCCCGAGCAACCGCATCAGCCCGGACTGCTCGGCCAGCTCCCGGGCACGCCGGGGCCGCGTCAGCGGCACCACCACCTCGTCGCCGGCCTCACCGCCGACGAACAGCGTCGGCCGCCGCAGGATCGCGCCGTTGGCGAGCATCGGGATCCGGGGCAGCGAGCCGGGCAGCAGGGCGTCCACCCTGCTGATGCCTGAGTTGATCGCCGAGATGACGTTGTTCAGCTGCCGCTTGATCGTGCCCGAGATCGCGTCGGCGATCTTGCCGAGCGACGGCACGGTCCGCAGCCCGTCGACGAGCTTCTTGATCAGCCCCGACCCGGCCGACAGGAACCTCCCGGCGTACCCCGTGATCCTGCCCGGGATGCCGGCGATGTACGACACGATCGAGTTGAAGCCGCTGACGGCGGCCGACCTTCCGGCGTTCACCGCGCTGGTGAACGTCGAGCTCAGCCGCGACGCGAGACTGGCCAGCCCGGCGATCACCCGGCCGGGCAGCGCGACCGCGAACGACACCACGGCGTTCACGCCGGCCAGGAACAGCTGCCTGCCGAGGTTCCACGCCGCGGTGAAGAGATTGCCCAGCATCGACGGCAGCTGCGCCAGGAAGCCGATGATCTGCCCTGGCAGCACGGTCACCGAGTAGAGGATCAGGCCGATGCCGATGCCGAGGGCCTGAAGCGCCATCGTCGCCGCCGACGTGAACAGGTTCCACAGCATCTGCGGGAGGCTCGCCAGGAACGCGCCGATCTTGCCGGGCAGCTCAGCGAACCACGTGCCGATCGACTGGAAGAACCCGACCACCGCCGCCCACGCCGTGGTGAACGCCCCACCGATGGCGGCACCGACGCCGGCCCAGTCGATCGCGTTCAACCAGGCGGCGACCCGGCCGAGCCAGTCGGCAACCCCAGACAGCGGGGACAGTAGCCACGTCAAGGCGCTGGCGATGGCCGACACCAGCGGCGCGACGGCCTGCGCCACGAGGAACTGAAGCAGCACCGCCGCGACCTTGAGTAGAGGCGCAACCAGGGCAACCGCCACGGTGGCGAGCTGCGCGACGAGTTCGATCAGCGGGGTCAGCGCTACGACGATTTCCACCAGGGGCGGCAGCAGCGACACGATCGTCGGGATCAGCGGCATCAGGGCCTTCACGACTTGGACGATCAGCGGGCCCAGCGCGCCGAGGACCGGGGCGAGGGCGGTGCCGAGGGCGGCGACGATCTGGCCGAGCGGCGGCCCGAGCTGCGTGAACAGCTCGGCGAGCAGCCCAGCGATCGGCGCGAGGACCGCGGTGAGCGTCTGTCCTATCTGGAGTAAGACCGGGCCGAGCGCCGACACGATCGGGCCGAGCAGCGGGCCCAGGGCGGCCAGGGCCTGCGCCAGCGGCCCGACCAGCATGGAGATCAGCTGGCCGATGACCGGCAGGACCGGGGCGATGGCCAGCGCGATCGACGCGATGACCTGGCCGATCGGTGCCAGCGCCGGGACCAGGGCCTCCAACGCCGGGATCAGGGCCTGCGCGATCGGCATGAGCGCCGGCACCAGCGTGCTACCGATGGCGCTGACCAGGCCCAGGATCACCGGTGACAGGCCCGACGCGAGAGCGCCCAGGGCCTGGAAGATGCCCGTCAGCGCGGCACCGCCCTCGGCCGACGCGAAGAACTCCCGCAGCGTGCCGGTGACAGCCACCAGGCTGCCGAGCAGCCCGCCGCCGGCCGACGCGCTGGCCGCCTCGAAGACGGAGCTGAGGATGCCGCCGACGTTCGACGCGAGGTCGCCCAGCTGCGACAGCACTCCCAGCGCGGTCTGGATCGCCGCGACGGCGGCGCCGCTCTGCGCCATCGCCGACAGCCACTCGCCGAACTGGCCGGCCGCTCCCCCGGCGCTGAGCGACAGCGCCCCGATCGTGGGAAGGGCCACCGCCGCGATGTCGCGGATGCCGGTCAGGAGCGGCCCGAGCGAGGCCGTCAGGTTCCCGACTGACAGCTTCGCCGTGTCGAGGGTCTGGCGCAGCAGCGACGCGGACGCGGACTCGCGGGCGAACTTCAGCGCCCGCCGCGCCGCGTTGCCGTACTCGGCGGCGATGCCGGCCAGCCCGGACCGCAGCGGCCCGGCCAGCACCGAGGCTGTCTGTCCGATCTGGCCGACGATCGGGCCGGCGAACGCGTCCTGCGCGGCGTTGCGGATGCCGTCGAGGGCCGGCTTCACCGCCCGGAACTCCTGCGCCAGCCTCTGCGCCTGCGGGGACAGCCCTTCGATCGCCTGCTGGAAGGCGGCAGCGTCGCCGGTCGCCGCTTGCTTGAAGGCATCGCCGAGCCCGGCGGTGGCCACCCGCAGCGCGCCGATGGCGGCCGCGCCGACGCCGACCGCAGCGGGCACGGCGAACGCCGCTCCGCCGACCGAGGCCAGCGCGCTGGCCAAGCCGAGCAGTTGACTTGTCGCGGACGCGGCGACCACGCCGACCGCGCCGATCTTGAGGGCCTTCGTCAGCCCTCGGCGCAGATCGGGCGCGAACCGACTGACGTCGCCGACGATCTCGATATACGCACGCCCCAGGCCCACGGTCACAGCGTAGGCCAGTTGATACGGCCACAATGGTCGACTGCGGCCGTATGTCTTTGCGGCGAGCGGAGGCAGGCATGACAAAGGGCTCCGGTGACGAATCGGAGCCCTTTGCCGTGCGCTCATCCAGAGCCCGACCCGTCCCGCGCCGGGTCTTCCCGACAGCGTAGCCACGACGCAGCAACGGCCGGAAGCCCGCGCGCATCCCGCCTATCGCCCGGCGCGCGTACCCTCACGACAGGCGGGTGCCAGCCTGGCACCGTGCCAACGCTCGGAGGTGCAGGAACACGTGATCAGCCCCCTCGCCCGTCGCCTACGGCTCGGCAACGCCATCCGCGAACTGCGGGACCAGGCGGGCCTCACTGGCGTGGAGCTCGGCCGCCGGGCCGGGCTCGACCGGACCGCCGTGTCCAAGGTCGAGAACGGCGAGCGCCGGCCGCTCGACACCATCCTCAAGCTTCTCGACGTGCTCCTGGCCGAAGGCGACGAGCGGTACCGGGGACTCCAGCGGGTCGCCCGCGACGGCCTCGCCAAGGGCTGGTGGACCGGACCGGAGTTCGCCGGCATGGGTGAGCGCCAAGCCAAGACGGCCGACATCGAGAGCGGCGCCCGCACCATCCGCGAGTACCAGAACTCGCTGCTGCCCGGTCTGCTCCAGACCGAGGCATACGCACGCCACCGAGGCCAGGTGGCGCTCGACGACGGAGCCGACTTCGACCTCAGCGGCACCGTCGCCGGTCGGCTCCGTCGGCAGCAGCAGATTTCCGGCCCGAACGGGTCGGAGTATGACGTCGTGCTGGAACCGCAGGCCATCGAGCGGCAGCCGGTGCCGCCCGCGGTCATGCGGGAGCAGTTGCTTCACCTGCTCGATCTGGCCACGACGAGGGAGAACATCAGCGTTCGCGTCCTGCCGGTTGACGCCCGGCTCGGTCGCGGATACGTGGCACGCTCGCCGTTCTCCCTGTACGCCTATCCGGACGCCCAGGACCTGACGCTGGTCGCCGTCGACACCGTGACGGCCGACCTGCTGGTCACCGACGCCCGGGAGGCGCAGCGGTACGCGCAGCTGTTCGACCAGCTGCGTGACGCCGCGCTGTCCACCGAGGAGAGCGCGGACCTCATCCAGAAGGCAGCCGGCGCGTTGGCTGCCGAAGCCTGACCCAGGGAGTCCCCCATGAGCGATCACGAGTTCCGCCGCTGGCGGAAGTCCAGCAGGTCCGACGGCGGCCAGAACTGCGTCGAGGTGTCCGACGCCATTGACGGCAGCGTGATGCGAGTTCGCGACAGCAAGGACCCGTCCGGGCCCGCGCTGGCGTTCAACGGCGCAGGCTGGGCCGCGTTCATCGCTGGCGCGAGGAACGGCGCGTTCGACCGGGCCTGACCACCACCAGCACCCCACCGAGGGGCCGGCGCCGTACGGTGCCGGCCCCTCGCCGTGTCCACGACAGACACGCCGAGTCAGTTCCCGCGCGCCCCTTGTGACATAGACCGGCTCCGTGCCATGCTGGCACCGTGCTAGCCGGCACGGTGCTAATCCAGCACAGTGCCACGCAAGACCAACTCGGAGAACAGCACCCCTGGGGGCATCTCATGGTCCAGGCAGGACACGGTCTACAAGCAGCACCGCGCACCACTCCGCCGGCTGACGGCACCGTTCCGCCGCCGCCGCCCGGCGAGCTTGTCCCCCACGAGGGGTACGTCGTCTTCGCCGACGCCGAGCACCGCCTGACCTTCGCCGGCTGCATGTTGGCCATCCACCGGCCAGGCCCGCGACACCTCGAACTTCGGCTGGGCTGGCCGCCCCGCCTGCGGGTGCGACGCCAGTGCACCTGGTGCACCGACCCGTGGACCTGCACGACCGCGCAGTGGGCGCGGGCGGTGCCGGAGCGCCCGGTGGATCCGGCAACCCCGGGCGCTCCGGCATCGTCCGCGCCACTGTGGGACGGCCCAACCCTCATCAGCTGGCCCATGGCAGGCGTGTTCACCTACGCCCAGCTCTGGCGCGGCCATGGGGGGCGGCAATGACGATCCGCCTGCCCAGCGTCATCCCGAACCTCTCCCGCAGCGTCATGTTCCGGCACTGCGTCGACGTCTACCTGAGACACCAGCCCGGACCGATGGGCACCTGCGCCTGCGGGCAGGTCCGCTGCCGGTCCCGCTACAACGCCTCCGTCGTCATCGAGGCTGCGGGAGTCAACCCCGCCTCGCTCACGGCCGCCGATGCCGCGCCCCAGCCGTGGCACGAGGAGCCCATTTCGTCCGCCGTCCCCCCAGGGGTGGCCGGGGCGGCGCAGGAGCCGGCAAACCCGACGGGCATTGCGTCAGTGCCCGGTGCGGCCCGGCCGGTCCTGGCCGGGGGGCAGGCGGGAGGTGGCGCCTGCCCCCCGGCGCGCGACCCATGGTGAGCCCGCCGCCGCAGCTGCGGACCAAGATGAGCGCGACGAACGACCCGTACCTGCTGCGACTGCTGCTGCGGTGCTGGAACTGCGACCTGCGGATGGTCTGCACCGGCCTCATCGGTGCCCGTGCGGACAGCGACAAGCTCAGCCAGCGCACCTACAAATGCGGTTTGGGCTGCCACCAGGAGGCCATCGACGCAGCCGCCATCGAGTCGATCGTCTGGACCGCCGCCGAGCGGCGAGCCACCATCAGCGACATCGCGGCCCCCTACCGCCAGTCCGTGCTGGAGATGCTGCTCGTCAAGGCCGTCATTGGTCCAACGGGCGCCGACATCAGCTACGTCTGGCGAACCTAGCCCCCGCCGGCCGCTGCCTCCCGCGAGGCGACGGCCGGCGGGCCTGACCCCGCGCCTCCGGAGAACCCCCCGTGTCACCGGATGCGCGGTCCGAGCGGGCCCGCTGCGCAGCTCACAGTGCAGTCGTGGCGGGCCCGCTCCCCCGAACCGGGCGGTACGTCCTTTCCGCCGTTAGGCCGGGCCGCCCCGGGGCGGGCGGGTCGTGACTCACAAGTCACCAACGACCTGCCCGCCCCCACCACGGGCCGCACGCCCACAGCGCCCGCCCGGCCGCTACCGTTGTCCCTGTCCCCCGACAGCCGATCACTGCTGCCGGAGGACCACCCCGTGGACATCATCAGCCGCGCCGAATGGGGCGCCCGCGCCCCCGAATCCCGCTCCACCGTGCCCTGGTCCAAGCGGACCGTCTTCATGGGCCACTACTCGGCCGCCAGCGCCACCCAGACCCCGCGCCAGATCCAGGACTACCACATGCGGGTCCGGGGCTGGAGCGACATCGGCTACAACTTCCTGATCAACTCCGTCACCGGCGACCTCTACGAGGGCCGCGGTTGGACCGTCCTCGGCGCGCACTGCGCCGACCACAACACCGAGTCCATCGGCGTCTGCGTCATTGGCAAGGACCAGGCTGGCCGCCAGGACGTCTCCGACGCCGCCCGCCGCGCCTTCAAGTGGCTCTACGACGAGGCCAACGACCGCAAGGGCAAGCGGCTCACGCTGCTCGGCCACCGCGACCGAGGGTCCACCGAGTGCCCTGGCGACGAGATCTACGCCTGGCTCAAGGCGGGCCTGCCGATCGTCGGGCAGCCCCCCGCGACGCAGCCGAAGCCGCCGGCCGGCGCGAAGCCCGCTCCGGGCACGCCCATCGCGTTCCCCTTGCCGAGCGGCTGGTACTTCGGGCCGGTCACCGGCCCGGACTACTCGGTGTCCGGGAAGTACGGGCGAACCTTCCGGGGCCGCACCGACAGGGCGTGGCTCCAGGAGTGGGCCAGCCAGCTCGCCCGCCGGGGCTGGTCAGTCGGCAAGGGCCGCAGCTGGCTCGGCAAGGCCGGCAACGACGGCATCTACGGCCCGGAGTACCGCGCGTTGGCCCTGGCCTTCCAGAAGGACCAGCACCTGGACCAGGACGGCCTGATCGGCGTCAACTCCTGGAACGCCGCCTACCGCAACCCGGTCACCTAGGCGGTCCTGACATGACGCCCGAACAGGTACTCGCCTTCATCGGCGGCGGGTCAGTCGCGGGCATCGTCATCGACCGCCTCGTGACCTGGATCCTCGGCCGGCGCAAGGAACGCACCACCCTCGCCGACTACGAGACTCAGATCGCGGAGCGGCTGCTGGGCCGCATGGATGCCCAGCTGTCCGGCGCGGAGACGAAACTCCACCTCGCCGAGACGCAGATGGCGGCCGCGAACCTGACCATCGCCGGGCTCCGGGAGGAGCTGGCCCAGGCCAAGGCAGAGGTCGCCCTTCTGCGCAACGAAGTGCAGGCCCGTAAGAACGTCGCGGCCGAACGCGACCAGCTCCTCATTAAGAACGCCCAGCTCAAGGCGAAGATCCAGAACCTTGGAGGTACCCCATGAACACTGCCACCCAGACCCGCCATCCGTGGCGAGCCACCGCGCGGACCATTTTCGCCGGTACGGTCGCCGGCCTGTCGCTGCTGCCGACGATCGCAGTCGCCGGCGGCATCGACACCGTGCCTGCGGTCGCTCAGGTCGTCGGCGTCGCCGCCGCGATCACCCGGGTGCTCGCGCTGCCCGGCGTCGAGGACTTCATGGAGCGGTTCGTGCCGTTCCTCGCCGCAGCGCCGGCCGCCGAGGAGTTGCCGGCCACGCAGGCGTCGGTGCCGCCCGGCACCATGTTCCGCGACCGCGACTTCCGCTGATCCATCGACACGAGGAGGGCGGCCCCGCTGGGGTCGCCCTCCTCGCTATGTGGAGCCCGCGCGCTTCATCCCGCCCAGCGCTCGGGCGAACGAATCGTCAGTCTCGTCGTCAGACCACTCCTCGCGGTCCTCCAGATCCGCCTCGGTCGGCGGGGCCTCCAGCGCCTGCCGGAACTTCGCCACGTCCTTCTCGGTGCCGCCCTCCACCCACCAGGCGTAGATCACGTCCAGCAGCGACGGCAGCGGCAGGTCCAGCGGCTCCCGGCCGGTGCGCAGCAGCATCGAGCCGTGGAACTCGGGCCAGCGTTTGACCGCCAGGGTCAGGAGTCGCTGCCCGACCCAGTAGGGCGGGCCGACCACTCCTCGCACACGTACTGGAAGATCGCCATGGCGTCGCTGAAGTCGAAGTCGTCGTTCGTGTTCAGCAGCCGCCTCTTGAACACCGCCAAGCTGGGCGGGTCCAGCGTCTGCTCGAAGAAGTCGAGCACCGCCGCCACCTGGTCCGCCTCGGTCCGGCTCGACGACGCCGCCGCCATCAGGTACGCCAGCTGGGCGTCTTTCGGCGCCCGGCACACCATCTTCACCTTGTCCAGCTTGAACTTGACGTCCGGCAACTTCTTGTCGTCGCCGGACTCCGCGACCCGCGCGCTGGTCGTGAACTCCCTCATCTGCTTCCTCCCCTATGAGCGGACGATCCGGAACCCCGCCGAGACCGCCACTTCTTCCATCGCCTCGCGCAGCCACGGCTGCGACCGCGTACCCGGGTGGTTCACCAGCGTCGTGAACACCACCTGGCCACCCGTCTCGAACCGCAGCACCCCGCCCGGCCGCCGGGGCCGGGCGGGGTGCGGCTTGGTCCCGCCGTGGACCATCGCCGCGTACTCCGTGTCGTTGACCACGAAGCCGTACACCTGGCCGGACCGCACGCCGACCTCCTCGCGGTGCGCTGAGCGAAGCCGGCCGGTGTCCACCGGACACTTCAACACCGCCCGAGTCCGGACGCGCCGGGCCACGCTGCGAACGAACGACAGCACCGGCCCGACCGGACCGGTGAGCAGCTGCCGCATCTCCCCCGCGAACAGGTCGAGGCGAGTGTTGACCCGCACTCCCATCAGCGCCGCCGGGTACGTCTCGGGCCGTCGCCGGCGGCGGCCGCCGCGGTGGTCGCCTCCCCGGCGTCGTCGCTCTCTTCGCCGCCTGTCGCCGTGGTGGCGACCGGCTCGATGCCGCTCGCCGCCGCGGTGGCAACCGGCTCGGTGGCGGTCGGCTCGGTGGCGCCGCCCTCCAAGACCTCATACCGGCCCGCGTCGACGAGCGTCGCCAGCCGCGGGCCCCACTCGACGTTGTGCAGCACCGCGCCGTCGGCGACACCCGGCATCGCCGTCAGCGCCTTCACCGTGACCCTGTGGCCGTCCCGCATCAGACTTCCTCCTCGCACACGCAGACGTTCGTCATCACCGCGACCAGGACCTCCTGGCCGACGCAGCCGCCGGACGGGCCGACGCTGGACTGCTCCCCGATCCACACGTCCTCGACGGACTCGACCTTCTGCAGCTCGCACAGAACGGCCCGCCGGATCCGCCCGGCGTCGTCGGCCAGCTCCGCCGCCGAGCGCTCGAGTTCAACGCCGGTCGGCGGGTTCCCTTGGTCGTCGGGGCTGGGCGCGCACCTAGCGCTGCCGGCACCCAGCTCCACCGCCCAGAACGCCCCAGGGTCGTTGCCCGCGCCGAGCGGCGTACCGCGCCCGTTCGGGAAGTCCCCGGCCAGCACCGGGTACGTCCGCACGATCCGCACCCACGCCTGCCCGTCGCAGCACGAGTCGATCGCCACGTCTCGGCCGGGCACTACCGCGCACACGTCCGGCGCCCCGCCCAGCGCTTCGGCCAACGCGTCGCCGACGAGCTCGCGCAGCCTCACCGCGACCGGCCACGCCACGTCGTCGGCGACCTGCGCCACCGGCTCCGTCACGATGTCCTCCTCCTGCCCCGGTCCAGATCCGGCGACCACACCACCGAGTCACGAGGCAGCCGGTGCGGGTTCACCACCCGCAACCACTGGTCGACCTCGGGCAGCCCGGTCATGCCGTCCTTTGCGAGCTGCGCAGGGTCGACGAACGTCTGCTGCACGCCCTGGCGCACCAACGACTGCACCCGCCGAGGCAGCCGGCACGTCGTGTCGCTGACCATCGCCTTCGCCAGCTCGCAGGCCATGTGCCCGGCGGCGATCTGTCCACCAGCCGGCACCGCCACGCCCCGCTCGTACGTCACCGACCACGCGCCCGGCTGGTCGTCGGCCACCGTCAGGTCCTGCCGCTCCGGCCAGCACTTCCCGTCGACCCGCACCAGCCACCGCCGGTCGTACACCGCGTACGCCGCCGCCGGCACCACCGCCCCTTCGACGAGCACCCGCGTGACCGCATGGACCGGGCCGGGCAGACTCAGCTCGCAGCCGGACGAGCTGCACGAGCAGATGTGCCCGACGCAGCCGCAGAAGGCGACCGCCAGGCTGCCGTACGACAGCGGCAGCCACCGCTCCAACCGCAGCCAGGCGTCGTGGTCGTTGCGCCGGCACGGCCGCACCGTCGCCGGGCACACGCCGTACCGGCGGCCAGACAGCGCCCACAGGATCTCCGTCGCCAGATCCGTGGCCGCCGTCCGGGCCGCCTCGTCGATCGCCTCCCAGCCCTTGCAGTACGCCGTGTTCAGCGGCCACTCGCACGGGCCGGTCCGCACCGGCTGCGGCTGCGTCACCGCTACCTCAGACCGCGGGGGCGACGAACGACTTGAAGCGCGACGCGCCCGTGGTCGTGTCGGTGACCGTGATGAGGTACGTCCCCGGAGTCGCGTACTCGTGGCTCACCTTCTCCGCCTCGGCCGGGCCGATCGTCTGCGCGCCGTCGCCCCAATCCACCGTGTACGGAGGCGGCGGCGGGCCCACCGGTACGTACGTCGCCGTGTACTCCGCCGTCATGTCCGTCGCGTCGGTGGCGTCGGCCGCCACCGTGCCGTCCGGCGGCCGTGGGGTCAGGCCGCACGTCGGCGCCGGCGGCGGCAGCTGCGTCCAGTCCAGGTGGAGCAGGTCGAAGTCGCCCATCGGGCTCTCCAGCGCCTCGACGCCCGTCGACCGCAGGTACACGTCGTACGGGCCAGTCCCCCACCCCGGGTTCTCGATCGCCTTGCCCGTCAGGGTGAAGCTCGCCGCCCCGTTCTCGATCGTGAAGTCACCGATCTGCCCGTCGATGATCTGCGGGAGCAGGAAGTACCCGAACCGGGGCCTCTGCACCGCGCCCGCCGCGCACTTCTTGAGCGCCGTCCCCGACCACAGCTCCAGCGCCACCGCCGAGTCGAGGTTCACCTTGCTGGTGATCCGCAGGCCCGTCGCGTTGCCGTCCTCGTCGAGCACCACGGGCATCCCGGTGAACAGCGTGTACAGCTCCGGGTCGACCCGGCCGGCCGTCACCGTCACGTTGTACAGCTTGATCCGCCGCCGCGCCGGCTCGTAGACCAGGCTGTCGCCGTTGGCGTCCTTCTGGTCGATCTCCTCGCCGTCGTCGACCTCGGCCGCGTACTCGACCGAGACGAAGCCCTTCGACGTCACGTGGACCGGCCAGCCTTCGGCGCCCAGGATCGGGTCACCGCACACCCCGAGCTTGGTGGCCCGGAGCATCTTCCCCTTCACGGGGGTATCGCACACCGCGGACATCGGCACATCCTCAACAGGAGAGCTCCATGCCCGGCCCGCAGCCAGCGGCGAATACCCCGCCAGCGTAGCCGAGAGGGCGCAGGCCCCGGGTGGGACACAGCGCCGTCGGCGTCAGGCTGTCGGCGGTGCTACCGCTGCTCGCTCGGGTGGTTGCCGAGCACCAAGTCGCGGATCAACGCCTCGATGTTCTCCGCCCGGTCGTGCGATGTGATTGCCAGCGATAGATGGCGGGACGGCGCTACCGGCGTCTCGCCGGCTCTGTGAGCCGAAGCACCGTAGTTGTCACATAGGCACGTCTGTTGTCACCTGCGTGGTCGAGGGACTGTCCGGTGCCCTGATCTTGTGGCCGTCGCCGACCGACGGTCTCGCTTCTGCTGTTCACGCTAAGTTATCGGGAGTTCCCGGCCGGCGCTCGGATCGCGGCAAACCGGTGCATTGCCAGGGGCTGTTGTGGGCCGTCGATCAGGCGTTGAGGCGTGACTCGATCGCCTGCGAGAACGCAAGCACACTGACTGACCGCGCTCAGTCCGGCACGACAGCACACCACTCCGGCCCGAGGCAAGCCCGGACAGCGGCAAAAGCCTGCCCCCACCAGCACGTTCCGGGCCTGATCAGGTAGCGGCTGTCGAAGTACCGATCCTGCACGGCAGGCTTCTCCATGAACCAGAGGGCCAGATTCCGATCCTCGCAAACCGTTCGCGCGAGCGCCGCCGGTACGAACGGCGCTCGCCGAGGCGCTCGGCTCAACGCTCGTCGCTCACACGGATCTGCACGGCGGCATGTCACCCGGGCCGGCTGTCGGCTTGCAGCTGGCCGACGGGCGACAGGTTTTCGTCAAGGCCGTGTCCGCCGAGGTTCGGGCGCACAACCACAAGATGATTCTGCAGTGCACGAGAGCAACCGGCGGATGGGACGCCAGCCGGCCAAATTGCACCGACTGCGCGGTGTGACGGGCAACTGGCCCTCGGCGGCTTCCGGACTTGCCGAAAAGAGTGCGGCCTATCTTCGCGAATCCGGCTGCGCCGTTCCCATCGTCGCGCGACGCATGCGGTATGCCTCCATCACGGCATCGTAGTCGGTGAACACATTACCGAAGGTGTCGCCACCCAATTCGCCATCACTGGCGTTCCCGAGGGGATCGACCAGAAAGTAGCGGCCAGGAAGCGTTTCCGAGGTCTGCGTGACGACCCTAAGCTGGGGATGGTCGAAGCGAATCTGGTCGGCGAGCGCCTCGAACTCCTGGTGCGCTATGGCCAGGTGCTCGTTCCATGAGTGCTCACGAATCCGTCGGGCAATTGGACCGCGTCGACTGACCATATATAGCTTAAGCATCACTTTGTCTCCGTCGAGCTTCACACCATGTTCAAGCAGTCGGTAAGGGATCGCGAGCACATCGGGCGCATTCGTTCGCGAAACAACTGTGCGGATAATGAGGGCTAGTGCCTGCCTGCGCTGCACGAGTCGCATGGCCTCGATCGCGGCTATCCATCCGCCTTGGGAAGTGATCCTCGGTCGCATCGACTCAGCCGCATTTTGGTCCGATCCGTCGATTGGTATGCCGACCTGATCTACATTGTCTAGAACTTCTGCGCGCTGCCGCAGAAGAATGCCATTGGTCGACAAAGTATTTTCAATCCCGAGACGTTTGCCCAAGGACAGGAGCCGCCCGATGTCGGGGAACAGCAGCGGTTCGCCTCCGGTGTAGACGACTCGCTTGCAGCCGTCAGCAGCGAGTCGTTCCAGCAGGCATTTCCACTCGTCGATGCTCGCGGCCCCACGATCGTGCTCCGGCCCCCAGCAAAACCAGCATCGGAGCTGACAGAGGCCGATGACGTTGGCGTCCACCACTTCGGGAATGCCAACGCTAGGCGCAGAGCGCCTGGCCATCGCCCCGCCCCAGCGAGCGGACGTGGAACGATTTTCGGTTGGCAGATTCATCGAGACTCCCTTCGGCTCTAAGATCACTCATGGACGCCAGAAACCACCTGCCACACTTTATTGTTGTCACGCACTTCGTAGGAGTCAACAATTCTGACACCAGCCGATTCGAACAGAGATCGAAACGCATCCACAGTCCATTGCGTCCTGTAACGGATTGGAGAGCCAGGGTAGTCGGCCTTGGGCGTGAACCCGGCATCGATGCGGGCGCTTACCGTTGTCGAGCAACTGATAACTCCCGGACGCGAAAGTGCACCTAGCAACCGTTCGAAGATTTGCGCGGCCGCCTCATGTGGATACAGGTGAAGAAAAGCATCCGCAATCACAACGTCGAATTGCGCTCCGAACTCGGACGAGAGGAAATCTCCAACTCGGACATCTGCGGTGGCTGCGCGCAGACGAGCGAATTCCACCATTCGTGGTGAGACATCGATTCCGGTAGCATGAAAACCGGCATCAATAAGGGCGCGCAGCACGAGACCGGGTCCGCAGCCGACGTCTAAGGCCCGTCCGGCATGGACGACATAGTCGTTCAGCCGATTTACGCGTTCGCGAGCACGATGCTGCCGGACGGGGTACAACTGCTCGTAGTTGTCTGCGAGCTCGTCGTATACGCGTCGGGCTAGCGATACATGCTCAGCCAAATTGCGGGAGACCATACCGGGCTAGCCAGACGATTCCACTATGCCAGCGGGCTCCGCTGGCGCGGCTCGCCACATCGTCTGCAGCAGCAGCGTAAGACCGGATAGCAGGCCTCCTATGAGGACGAGCAAAACCAAGCTGAAGATCTGCCAGTATGACAAACTTCCGGCCGCCAAGAGGTTCCCGGCTAGACCAAAGGCCGCTGCCGCAATAATGCTGATCACAATCAGGGATACCTTATGCCCAAGCCGAAGCGCTTGCGTCTTCTGGTCGGGGCGATCGGTGCCGGCTCGCCGTGCCCTCTGATCTCTGCCACCAAAATTTCGGGATCGCTTGTCCTGGTTGATGATATGGAAGGTTCGATTGACAGCTTTTGGGTTCATTTGGTCGAGAGACTCTCGCTCTCGATCACCCACAATGGGCGGAGTTGGGCTCACGGAATCCTGGTAGCGACCGCGATAGCCGATGGGCTCTCCAACCATGGGAGATACGAGCAATTGCACCATTGGCGCATAGGGGTAGATGCGAACGGGGAATCTGTTGAGATTGACGATTTGGAGTGGGAACGCCCATCTGATTCCTGTGGCGAATTTTGGCGCCATGCACGTCGTCATGATGCCAAGACGCGCAAACGTACTGCGCGTTACAACCATTCCAATTAGCGAGTGGGAGAGACACACCATCTCGAGAGTCTGAGTCAGCAGCGGTTCCAGCGGCCGTAGCTCGATTCCTTCGGCAGGAATCTCGATTGTTTCATACGCATCAGACAGCCCTGGGTCCAGATAATCGAGTATTTTAACTCCGGCGCCTACCGTCATCGCGATCGGCGCTAGTCGCAGATCTATGGAGTCCTCGGTGACTTGATTATCCACACTGAATGGCTGCGCAGCGTCAAGTGAGTGAATCTCGATCTCGCCCGACTCGATTTGCCGTCGGATTTCTATGCCCGTCAAGAAGCTCATTTCGCCTCCATCGCCCGTAATGCAACCCTCATAAACTCTTGGAGCATCGGGATGTTAAGGGGGAAGATGGCGCGTCTGTTTACGAGGTTCGTGACTTCTGTGAAGGTGCACCACCGATGCTGCGCAGCCTCCGATGTGGCATAGGGTGTGCCTTGGACTTCAGCGACTACGGCGATTCCGAGATGGTTCTGAATCGTGTCCGCTACGCAGATCAAGGGATGTGAGGTCAACAGATTCGACGTCTTCCACGATCCAGCATCATATGGGCTCTCTCCGCCAGCAAGTAGCGGACCGAGATCAAGCCCGGTCTCCTCACTTAGTTCCCTGCGAGCGGCGCCTTCGAGAGACTCATTGTGGTTAACTTTACCCTGGGGCAGCTCGAAGTAGCCGCTATATGGCGTATCGTCGCGAGACTTCACCCTTCGCTGGAGCAAGACCCGTTGCGGCTGGGAGCCGGTGTCGGTCGCGATGATGCAGATGATTGGTCGCTGGAAGAGCTCCACTACGCCTCCGAGGATGAGTCGTCCCTCACACATTGTCTCTCATGCAGTCAACCGTCGGGGTCCCTCGCTGTCTGGATCAAGTCGATTGAGCCGGTTTGGTCACACTAACGATCACCTCCAGGTTGTGGGCGAGCTGAACCAGTTATTGAAAAGATCCGTCAATTTCCAGGAGCGCAAGATGTTAAGGCTGTGCTCTGGCGTGTCGGCCCACGCGGCCCCGGGGTGTGCCCGTCACGCCGCATCATATTCCGGGCATGCACGCCGCCCTTGAGCATCGTCACCGGGCGCGAGCCGCCACCTACACCTGGCAAACGCCGCCAACTATCGCTGGTAACTGAGCCGACGTCCCTGGATATGGCGGCTCGACCCGCCATCTATCGGTGGTAGTCACATGCGGCACCCGGAAGTCGATCGTCGTCGCGCCGGCAACTACCGCCACGGCCGCGTGCAGCCCGTCGCGGCGGCTGGCTACCGACTGCACCGCGCGCATGGCGAGCATCTGCCGGCCCTGCTGCTTGAAGCGCGGCCGGCACGCGGACGCGAGGAGCGTCAGCCCGATCGTGTAGACGGCGAGGATCACCAGCAGCACGTTCGCCACCATCGTCCGGCCAGGCTTGCTCCACTCGATCCGATCCGGCCAGATCGCGACCTGTGCGTTGCGCCCGGCGACGTGACTCTGGAACGTCGTCAGCGGTTGCTCCATTGTGATCCCTCCGCAGTGAACGGGGCTACACCCTGTAGGCGCAGCCCCGCATCCTGTCACGGCCGGGCAAGGCCCGGCTGCCCCGTCACAGGGTCCGGCCGTCGATCACCTCGACCTCCATGCCCAGCTCGGCGGCCTTCGCGCGCAGCGCCGGGTCTACCTCGTCCCAGGCGTCCCCGTCGAGCACGTACGCGCAGCGGGTGTCACCCTTCACCGTCGTCACCATGACCGCGGTACGGACGTCGAGCACCTTGCCGCTGCGCTCGCAGACGATCTGCCGCATCACGCCGTGCCGCAGCACCTCCCGGCTGATGAACTTCTCCCGGTCGTCGTCGTTGTCGGCCAGCAGTGCCCGGAACACGTCGCTCGACATCAGACCCTCCCGGCCGGGGTCAGCCACGGTCCGGGCGGCGTCATCCGCGCCGTGCCCTCGACGATCCGCCCACGGCATCCGGCGCACACCACCTCGGTCACGGGGCCCAGCGCCAGGTCGACGGGCGTGTTCACCGCGCCCTTGCAGCCGATGCACGACAGCGACAGCAGCCGGGGCACCCGCATCCCGAGCAGCAGCATGTCGCGAGGCACCAGCGTCTCCCTCGGCTGGCCGCCCTGCGGGCGGATCACCAGGTTGACGCAGTGCGGGAAGTCCCGCACCGACTGGACGTCGGCGATCTCCACCAGCTTGCCGAACAGCAGCACCTCGTCGCGGCGGCGCAGCTCGTCCGTCCGGATCGCCTGGCTGCCCTGTCCCCTCATCTCAGCGGTCACGCCGCCGCCTCCTCTCGCTCCAGCCAGCAGAGCCGGCTCTCCACATCGACCACCAGCTGCTCGGTCAGCCCGGACCACACATCGGCCGGCAGCGTCGCCAGGTGGTGCCACCGACCGGCCTGCGCCGCGTAGACGTGCATCGCGCCCAGGCCGTGCTCCCACAGGTAGGCCCAGCCGTCGCCGTCGTCGGGCGCGTCCTCGCCCATCCGACCGACGACCGCCCCGCCGGACACCTCGGGGCGCGCCGCGCGCCCCATGCCGCACACGTACGCCCAATCGGGGCGCCGCTCGGCGACGGCCGTCTCCGGCCAAGGGGTGCAGGCCAGCACCGACCAGTCCCGGTGCAGCAGCGCCTCCACGAACTCGGCGGTGTCCCGACCGAAGGTGCGCGCCCAGATCACCCGCAGCTGGGCGAGGGTCCAGCTGGGCTGGCCCTCCAGCTCGACGGTCCGGGCCCGGTACCCCAGGCTCCCCGGGGCGAACTGCCCCACCAGCGCCCTCATCTCACAACCTCCCCCATGCGGTCGCGGACCGCCTCCATGTAGCCCCGGAAGTCGCTCGCCCTCCACTGGGCGGCGTAGCCCGCCTTCTGCACGTCCAGCACTTCCGTCATGGGCAGGCTGGGCAGCTCGTGCACCGACCAGCACGCCCATGGCTTCCACTGCTTCGGGCCACGCTCGGGGAGCACGCCCAGGTAGACGTGCAGCCGGTGGTCGCCGAACAGGTACGCCCACTCGCGGTCTCCCGCGCTGGCCGAGGCGAGATGCCCGGCCTCCGGCTCCCTGCCGCTGTGGCTCGGCACGCCGACGAGGTGTCCGGCGGTGCCGGTGCCCGGCAGGGCGTACAGCCGCGACCAGTCGGAGCGCATCAGCTCGTCGACGGCCGCCTGGACGTTGTGCCCGAGCATGTCGTGCACCAGCACGGACAGGGCGGGCACGATCATCGTCGGGCAGGCGTCGTGCTGGACATGCCTCGCCCGGTAGAACCCGCCGGCACCCTCGGTGCCGATGAGCGCTCTTAGACCCACGTTTACCTCCACGTGAACTTGGGTCGAACCGATACCTTGCGCTGTCCGGTCGCAATCGTCAATAGCGGCCGTACAGCGAGAGCCCATCTAGGAACTCCGCACCGGGGCCGGGCAACCGCCCAGCCCCGCCTACGCAGCCACTAGCCGCGCTCAGTCACCTCGGACGCCTCCACGCTGGCCACACCGACGAACTCGGCCGGGCCGTGCTCCTGCTTCTGCCACACGCCCGCCACGGCCCGGTTCAACTCAAAGCCCTGCCGCGCCAGTACCTCCAGGACGTCCCGGCCGACGGCGAGCCCGTCGACTCCGCGCACCTCGACGTGCACCTCGAACGTCTCCTCGGCGGGCCGCGTATCGCACTCATCGACCGGCTCGTCGGCGTGCACGCAGTCCGGCTGATGCGGGTCCGCGACGTGCTCGCGGCAGTGCACGCAATGGTCCTCGCCGTCGTAGCAAGCCCCGTTCGGCGGGCACTCGACTGCCGGCCGCCTGCCCTGCTGGATCGCGCTCTTGCCCATCTCAACCTCCACGTGAATCGGGGCAATGTGTACACAATTATCGTATGCGACAAGCCCTTTTACGTACATAGTTTATGTACGGGCGGGGCTGCGTAGCAGGTCACATAGGGCAGCTCAGAACAGTCGGCGCTGCCGGAACACAGCTTCTGCGTCGAACGTCGACGAGGCCGGCGGCGCGGGGGGCGGCGGGGGCGCCGCCTTCGGCTTTGCCTTCCGCAGGTGCCGGTCCAACGCGCTCTCCGGCGTCGGCAGGTCGAGGACATGCCGCACCGCCGCGATCTGCCGGGCCATCCGCCACGCCCGCTGAATCTCGTCGATCGCGATCTGCCGGTGCTCCAACGCCTCGTGCATCCACTGATCCAGCAGTCCGTCGCCGCAGCCGACGACCACCCGCAGGCCCAACCCCCACAGGTGGAAGTTCACCGCGCACAGCGCCGCCGCCAGCGGGTCGAGGTCGTTCGCCCACCACTCGCACGCCGTGGGGTCGAGCCCCTTCTCCCGCATCGCCTGCGCGGCGCCGAGCAGCATCGCGCCCGTGCCGGCGCACGGCTCCAGGATCCTCGCGCCCTCGTCCGGCGTGTTCATCCCGCCGAGCAGCAGCGTCACGCTCTCCGGCGTGAGGAACTGGCCGATGCCCTTCTTGCCACTGTGGCTCTTCATCGTCTGGAGCAGCATTCCCAGCAGGTCCGTCTCACCCCAGCCGTCCGGGCCGCACCGTCCGAACAGGCCCTTGCGCAGCGCCGCCTGGCCGACCGCCTGCACCGCGCGCAGCACCGTCTCGTCCTGGTCCTCATCGGTCCACGACCACAGGTGCTTCGTCCGCGGGTTGAGGTCGGGCCGGATCGCCGCGAACTCGCACCACAGCCGCTGCATCAGCAGCCCGAACCCCTCGTGGTCCAGGCGCTCGAACATCTCGGCCAGCGCCGCAAGCCGGTCGGGGTCCTCCGTCTCCCTGGCCACCAGCGCCAGGGCGGCCACCACCGACATCGGCACCTCGATCCGCGAGCCGCCGTACCGGCTGTGCCACGCGTAGTCCACCGCCTCGGCGATGTCCCGCGCGTGCTGCCGCGGGTCGGTCGGCACGGCGTTCGCGCGCCGCGCCACCGTCGTTGTCGTCATCTCTCTCCTCCACGTGAACCGCCGGCCTCCCGCCGGCGGGAACGGCAGCGCCCCCGCCGCCATCTGGCAGCGGGGGCGCTCGGGTCGGTCAGCTCACTCGTGCTCGGCCGGCTCCGGCCGGGCCTTCTTCACGCTCTCGGCGACGATCGCCAGGGCCTGCCGCCGCTCGGCCAGCTTCATCAGCGCCGCGTCCACCGCCGCCGCCTTGCCGCTCACGGCGGCCAGCAGGTCGCCGCGCACCGACGTCCGCAGGTCGCCCGCCTTCGCGGTCACCACCGCGTCCTCGGTCGCCCCGATGAGCTCGCGGGAGTGCCGCTCCAGCTCCCGCTCGGCCTCCACCACCTGCCGCGCCAGCATGGCGACCAGGCCCCACTGGTCGGCCGCCTCCGCCGTGACGCCGAACTCGGTGGCTAGCTCGTTGACCCGCTCCTGCATCTCTCTGCCCTCCTGTAGGGGTAGCGCGTTGTGTACACATTCATTGTATGCGAGTTTCAGGCTCGCGTACAGTTTTTATGTATCCCTCGGGCTGTGGAGCGGGTCACACAAGGCGCCGCCCTACCTGGCACGGGGAAGAACCAGGCAGGGCGGCGCGAGTCCGAGGCGTGGGGTCTACCGGCCACTCCGCGAGGTACGCGACGACCGGGACGCCCTCGCCGACGGCTGGGAGGACCGGCCGTCCGACTCGGCGTCCGCCTCGGACACGTCGGCCCCGGCGTCAGCCGACGTGCTCTCCTCACCGAGTTCGGCCGCCGGCTCGCTCGGCGTCTCGACGACGCGCCCGCCGCCGGCACCCAGCACCTGCTCGGCCAGGTCGTCCGGCACGTCGAACGCCAGCCCCAGCGGGCCGTCGCTCGTGGTCAGCACCTCGTCGTGCCGCTCCGTGCCGGCTGCGGCGAGCAGCCGCCGCGCGAGGGTCTTCGCGTCCTCGCGGTCCTTCGGGTAGATCAGGGGCATGTCTCCTCCTACGCCGGCACGCCCGGCAGCTTGACCTTTACCGCCGCCACCGCGCAGCTCCACCCCACCGTGTAGAACCGCTCGGCGACCGCGAACACCTCGTTGTCCTTGCGGTCCAGGGCCTCGTCCAGCTTCGGCAGATACACCGCCGACCGCCGCACCATCACCGGGCCCGTCCCGTACAGCCACGCCTCACCGGCGGCCGGCGCCGCACCACCCGGGCCAACGCCGGTCGTCTGCGCGAACACGATCGGGTCGCCCAACGGGCACACGAGCCGCGGGCCCTCGATCCGCGACTGGCCCTTCTCCGTGAACCACCCGGCCGTCCACCGGGGAGCCCACAGCGCACCCAGCACGCCAGCCCGGTCGCTGATGTGCGCCTCCAGCAGGCCCACGCCCGTCTCCAGCGGCACCGGCGTCGCGTCCGAGTCCGCCAGCACCTCGGTGTCGGCGTCCGCCAGGTACGTCGCGTTCCCGCCCTCACCGTTCCACACGTAGTGCTCCAGCGACTGCTGCTCGACCAGGGCGAGGGCCCGCCACCCACGGTCCAGCAGGTCCGGCCGGGCCGTCGACCGGCCAGTCAGCCCGGCGTACAGCCGGATGACCGCGGCCTGCACGCTCGGCACGCCGTCCGGCAGGACCATCGCCGCGCGATCCGGGTCCGAGGCCGCCGCCAGGTTCGTCGGAGCCGGGGAGTCGACGCACTGCGGCTCCCACTCCACGCCGGCCTGAAACTCGCGCTGGTCGGCCGGGTCGACCACCGCCGCCGCCGAGAACAGGCCGTACTTGTAAGGCATCGTCGCCGGGGCTTCCACGTACACCAGGGGCTGCGTCACCCGTCACCTCCTCCGGGAGGGGACCGCGCCGCGCGGGCGCGGCCCCGTCGATCGGGTAGCTCAGGCCGCCGCCGAGCAATCGAACGCCACGGTGCTGCCGGTAACGCCGGTCGGGCACAGCGGCACGCTGATCTTGTACGACGCGTAGCACCGCTTCACCAGCAGCGTCGCCTGCTCGGTGAACATCGCGATGTACTCGTTGTCCTTGAGCTTCGTCGAGTCGTACACCGCCGACAGATCGATGATCGGCTTGGAGCCCGACACCCACGTGCCAGGCGCGTAGATCAACACGTCCACTTTCTCCGGCCATTGGCTCGGTGCCGCCGTGCCGCCAAAGCCGCTGCCGCCCGCGTCGACGTAACCGTCCTGCCAGTCGTAGACAAACTGCGGCCGCAGGTGCCGCCGGGTGAACCATGCGGTGATCTGCTCATCGGTCACGTCGAGGTAGTTCACGCCGGCCCGGCGGCTCATGTCCGCCCGGATCCAATCAATGAGCCACAACGGCGCCACGCACTCCAGGAGCTGCCGGCGGCCCAGCCGGTAGCGGTACCGGTAGTCCGTCGTCGCCAGGGACACCGCGCCGAGTAGCGCGGTGGTCGTCTCGTCACCGTCGATGTCACCGCCGAGGGGCAACGCGAACTGCGTCGACTGGCTCGGCGCGATGGCCATGCGCTGGATAAATCGCGCGTTGATCTTGTGCTCGTGGGCGGTCAGCGCCCGCCGGACCACGTCCCGGGTCAGCTCCGGCCACACCGCGTTCTGCACGATGTCCTGCTCGATCTGTACCCCGTCCACCTCAAGGCGCGTCTCGGCCCAGTTCACTGTCGGCACCCGGTAGGCGGGCTTGTCCGTGCCGGCGGTGCTGTCCGCCTCGGTCTGCACGAAGCCAACCGCCGAGTACAGATCGCGAAAGTCCAGGTTCGACGGGACCTTGATACCGCCGCCGCGCGGGATCGTGATACCCGGGAGATCCAGCAGGCCCTCGGTCGTCTCCAAGCCCTCGCATAGCTCCCACAGCGTCTCTGATGGAGCGCCCCAGCCGCCGGCCGCGACGAGGTTACCCCCAGACAGCCGCGACTCGGTGGCGGCCAGGTCGACCAGCTCCATGTCGGTCAAGCCCCTGCCGCCGGCAACAAGCGCCTGGTCAACAGGCAGCTCAACCCGCGCCACGTTCTGCTTGATGCGGGTCGCGACCCCCACCCCCCGAGGGAAGCCGGCGAACTTGTCGTCGAACGCGGATGCGACCTCTGACACCGAGGAAAACACGTGCCCGTGCGGCACGTTCGGCACGTCCGCAGCCGCCTTGATGACCGCCGCGCTGCCGGCGCTGGTCAGCTTCGGCTTCGGCTGCCGGCGGGCTGCCCGGCGAGCCAGCGAAGCCACGACCGGCGCCGGCTGCGGGGCCGGCACCTCTGCGACGTTGTCCTCCACCGCCGAAGGTTCGCCGCCGCCGCCGCCGCCGCCGCTGACTGCGTCGTCGGCCTCGCTGTCGGGGGCCTCTGCGTCGCTGCGCACGACCGCGTCCAGGTCGTCCAACTCGGAGGCCACCTGCAGCGCCGCCTGCTCGATCTGCTGCTGCTGGGTTCGCACCGACTGGACGAACGTGGCCAGGTCCCGCAGCCGGGCGAGGCCGGCGGCGTCCAGGGCCGGGTCGTCGCGCAGGGCGTCGAACGCGGCTACGGCCTGCGTTTCCAGCTGGCTCAGCGCGTTGAGGTCGAGCCCGTCCAGGCTCCCAGGGATCTCGAATTCCACCGTCGGCTCCTCAGCACGGTAGGGATCTCAGTCCCGACCGGCCCGCAGCCAGCATCGGCAGTTCAGCGCACAGCGTAACCCAGCACGCCGAGCTTCCGATCATGGCTGCTGCGGCTGCACGATGGTTCCGGCATTGAGCGCCGAGTGACCGGCGCTTCGATGTGGTCGAGCCATGCCTGACCTATGGCTCTTTCACATCGGCCTTGTCGAGAAGCCGCTTTGGTTGAGAGCAGCGAGAAAGGTGGGCTTATGACCATGCCCATGGCGAGAAGCTAGGTACGCAACTGTGGGAGTCGCCGCGAGCGTTTACGCCGCGGTCACTCCCCTGGCGATCCCGATCCTGTTGATTCCTCTCGCGTACCTGCTGGTCAGGCGGGTCGAGAAGAACGGCGGGGCCTTCGAGGTCGACTGGAAAACCGTGGCGTTCCGCATAAAGTATTCGTCCGCACCTGATGGCCTCAACGAGCGTGCCGAGGCTCAGGACCAGTCCGCGCAACCCGAAGCGACCGCTGCGGCAGTACCGCAGCCTGCCGACGGGGCCGTCCCACCTCCCCGGGGAGGTGGCGGCCCGTGACATAGACGCAAGGCGGTGCGGTGCCGAGTGGGCACCGCACCGCCTCTGCCGGTGGGCTCCTGCACGACCGCACGTCGAGAGTAGACGAACCTTATTTCACCTACTATCGTTAAGCGCATGCCTGACGGACCTGTGCGCGTAACGGGACCACTCCTGGCCGTCCTGAATGCCCTACTCGAAGCCGACGGCCACGAGCTGCACGGCTGGGCGATCATGAAGGCCACGGGGAAGTCCGGACCGACCATCTACAAGATCCTGGAGCGGCTCGGTGAGTCGCGGTGGGTGACGTCCCGCTGGGACACGAACACTGAACCCGGCAAGCCTCGCCGCCGCTACTACCAGCTCACCGGGCACGGCATTGCCAGCGCCCGAGAGCTGATCGCGCGCCGACAGACCCAGACCGCGCCGAGCATTCGGACCCGCCTCGCCTTCGGCTGGTGCCAGGCGTGAACAACTGGGAGATCATCCTCGGCATATTGCTCGGGCTCGTCGTCAACGAGGTCACCGACGTCTCCCCGTGGGCAGCGCGGAAGCTGGCTCGGTGGGCGGCCTACCGTTGGGCGACGGACCCCGAGATCGCCGCAGGGTACGCCGAGGAGTGGGCGGCACTAATCGACGACCGGCCCGGCAAGCTGCTGAAGCTAGTGACCGCCTTGCGGTTCACCCTCGGGGCCGCCGGTCGAGCTGCACCCAGGGCCGGAATTCGAGCCCTCCGCGCGGCCCGTAGCCTCCGCGCGGCCCGTAGCCTCCGACGGCTCGTAATCTCCGTCCGGGTGTTCATCAACCCCGAGCGCGCAGAACTCAACCAGCGCAGGTTCTTTGTGGACGCCTGGGAACCTGACCTGGAGTTCAAGGCCGTCAATGGGGATCGCTACATTGTCGAAGTCAAGGACTGGCGTCACACCAAAGGGGACCTCCGTACGACGCGCTGGCACGAAACCAGGCTCGTCCTGCCTCCGGATGACCCTGACTGGGAGCCGCCAAAGTGCCGGCTCCAGCCCAAACCCAGGTAGGTGCTCTCGGGGGTGCGGTGCGATTGGGCACCGCACCCCCGGCCTCTACTTCTGCACCTGGCGGATGACGCCACCGCCGCCGCGCCGCACGTCGGCGATCTCCGCATCCGTCTTCGACGCGAACTCGCCGCCCTGGCGGCTGTCCTCGTAGGTCAACACGAACACGGTGCCGCCTCGACGCTTGCTGCCGCAGTTGCAGCCCATCGGCTCTCCCCCTCTACTTGCCGTGCACCGTGGCGGTCAGAGCCGCCACGAGGGTCGTTCGGTCCCGGCCAATCGACGCCGCGATCTGCTCAACGTTCGCCGCGGTGGCCAGCCGCTGCCGTTCGGCCGCGAAGCCCGCGGCCACCGCACGGCGGACCGCCCCGTCCAGCGTCTGCGGGGACAGCTGGGCGCGCTGCCGGCGGGCGGTCGGGTCCGACGCCTTCCACCCGGCCCAGCCGGAGGCGACCATCGCGTACGCCCGGCCGCCCGTCGAGCGGCCCCGCACCACCGGGAAGCCGCCCACGTTGACGCACAGCGCCGCGACGAGCTGACGCGCACCGCCGATCCACCGCCAGTCCCCCGACAGCGGCGACCGGCGCAGCAGCTGCACCTGCTCCGGCTTCGCCTCCGGCACCAGCGATCCGGCGACCCACGTGCCGTGGGCGTCGCGGCCGGCGCGGACCACCGCCACCTGCGTGCCCGTGTCGTCGTAGTGCGCCACCGCACTCGCCGCGCTGGCCGCCAGGTCGGCGTGCCCGGTCGACGCCGTGATGTGCCCGACCGCGATCAGCTCCCCCTCGGCGGTCTGGATCTCCGGCCGATGGAACCAGTCGAAGCCGCCTTCCTCCGGCGGCATCACGCACTGCCCGGCGGTCAGGAACGACAGGTGGCAGTCCCGGTCGGCCAGGTGCCCAAACACCCGCCCGTCGGCCGTGACCGTGATCGGCGTCAGCTCGCTCAGGCCCGGATCGTCGAACCACATCTTCGGCGGGTATAGGGGCGCGACGTGCGGCTTCTTCGCCGCCGCGCCGGCCGCGGTGACGGGCTCTTCCTCTTTCTCCACCTCGTCTGAGGGCTCGTCCTCGCCGTCGGTGGGCTCGTCGTCGACCAGCTCCAGCTTCGCCTCCATGAACGCCTGCGTGCCGACGAGGGTCACCGCCATGACCCGGCCCTTCGTCACCGTGATGTAGGGCTCCTCGGCGGAGTCGATGAACGCCTCCCATTCCTCGTCGCTCATCTCCTCGATCGGCGTGCCCTTCGCGTCCGTGTACACGAACTCGAAGTCGTCGAGGTCCACCGACGGGAACAGGACGCCGTTGCGCAGCAGCTCCAGCGCCTCCCCCAGCTCTGGCACGGCGTCCAGGAAGTCACCCGAGCCGGTCAGCTTCGACTTCTGCACCTCGCCGGCGGTGATCCGGCCGATCGTCACTGCGCCCTCGTGCCCGGGGGCGTCCGACCGCGCCCACCGCAGTGGGATCGGCAGGTCGCGGAACGACCACTCGCCGTCCGCTGCGAAGATCCGCCGGTCACCCGACCTGGCACCCAGCGGCGCCAGCGTCCCCTTCCACGTCGCCATCTGTTTGCCACCCTTCGCGGCTCCCGCCGCTGTCACCGTGATGTCCGACCCGCTGGCCCGTTCCCGTCGTGGCCAGGGGTGCTCAGGGACCGCAGGCAGGGCCTCGTCGGCCTCTACCTCGATCATCGTGCAGCGGCAGTTCACGACCTGCCCGGCGGGCGCGGCCGGGTCGCCGGGGAAGCGCAGCGGCACCCCGCCGACCATGAACACGCCGTCCAGGGCGACCCGTTGCCCGTCGGCGTCGCGGTGGTCGTCGCGGGTCCGCTCGTCGTGCGTGGCCACCCACACCTTGTCCAGCTTCTCGGCGAGCGCCTGCTCGGTGGTCAGCCAGGCGGTCAGCGTGCCCGCGTTGTACGCGCCGATCGTCTCGGTCCGGGCGATCGTGACCGCCCGGTCCTCCCACGACAGCTCGCCGAGGATCGCCTCGATCGCATCGCGGATACGCGGGATGCTCGCGCCCTCGGCAGTCAGCTTGGCGACGACGGCGGTCACCAGCGTCCACGCGGTTTCGGGCACCCCAGAGAGCCGGTTCGGCAACGCGGCCAGGTACTCGTCCTTCATTTGCGCCACGCGCAGCAGCTCCACGTCGCCACCCGCGTCGGCCGCACCGGCGAGGAACGTCGCGTCGACCTCGGGCAGCAGGTGCACCGTCATCGCCTCGAACCACGCCTGCCCGGCGCCTGCGAGCGCCGACGGGTCCGGCGGAAGCGCCGCCGCGGTGACCGGCAGGGTCGCCGCCCGCGCCGAGCGCAGCCAGGCGCTCAGCGCCGCCCGGGCGGCCCGCTCAACACGCTTCTCGGCGGCGAGCACCCGCGCCTCGTGGTCGAGGCGCAGGGGCAGCCACAGGTCCGGCTCGGCCACGCTTACTTCTGCGGGGCAAGCGGCAGCGCGGCAACCACGTTGATCGTCGAGCCCGTGACCTGCACACCGCCGTCGGGCAGGCACGCAGGCATCCCCGAGGTGGTCCGCGCCACCCGGTGGATCGTCAGCGCGCTCTCGCGCAGCTCCAGCTTCACGAAGTCGTCGTTGAGGTCGATGCCCAGCAGCGCGAACGCGTCGCGCAGCTGGGTCAGGGTCACGTTCGCTGGGTCAGCCACGGGTCCTCCTGGTGTGCTCGCGCCGTGCCACGTCGGCCGGGTCGCAGACGTCAGCGCCATCGGTTAGGGGTGGCTGGTCGCCGTCCCACAGATCGCCCCACCACCCGCGGGTGCGGCACATCGTCCAGCGCAGGACCTCGCAGCCCTTGCCGTGCCCGGACCGGCGGCGCGCGTGGCCGAGGCCCTGCACCAGGTCCGGGATCGGCGCGGTCGGGGCCCTCACGCCAGCACCAGCTCTCCACGCACCGTGCGGGTCAGGTGCTCGCGCAGATCCGCCGGCTCGTGCCGGGTCCCGGTGACCAGCAGCCCGCCGACGTACGTCGTCAGGGCGGCCGTCAACTTCTCTGGGTCGACGTCGAGTCGGGTGGCGATCGCCGGCACCGCCGTGAACGCACCCTCCAGGAGCCGGGGGACCGACGTCGGCGTGGACTGCCGCACCGTGTGGTACTCCCACGCTTTCAATGCGGCATGCCGGTACCGCTCGCGGCCAACGACCCGCTTCCCGGCGATCTCCAGCGCCCGCAGCGCCAGCACCTCGCAGGCGGCGACGAACGGCCCGCTCAGCGGCTCAGCGGCCGACGCCGTGATGGCGTTCGGCTCGGGCGGGCCGCGGTCCTCGGTGTCGCCGGGTGGCGGCTCGTTGGTCGTCGGTTCCTCCTCCTCGCCAGCCGGTAGCTCGGCCGACTGCGGGGCCGGATTCAACGCTTCCGGGTCGATCGGCACGCTAACCCCGGCGACCTCCAGCAGCCGCGCCACGAGCAGCGGCCCGGCCGCCGGCACCGTGCGGATGATTTCCAGCAGTCGGCGCAGTTCCCGCTCTTCGTCGGTCGGCTTGTCGCCGTCGCCGAAGCCGGTCTCCCGGCGCAGCGCGTCACCGGACAGCTCGCCGAGGCCGTACAGGTCCTTCGCGTCCGCGCCCTTGTCCGGGGTCTGCGTCAGCTCCGACGTGTCGTACCAAACGATCCACCGCTTCGCGTCGGCGACGCCGGGCGCACCCTCCAACGCCGGCCACAGCATCTGCTGGGTCAGCGCCGCGCAGAACAGCTCCAGCTTCGACTCGACGTGGTACTTGATCGTCGCCTCGTCGGTCATCCAGGCGCCCCAATGGTTCGCCTGGGTCATGCCGAGCAGCATCTCGGGCGGGGCGTCCAGGCCGAGGGCCAGCCGCCGGATCGCGCCGTCCAGCATCGACGGCACCGTTGCCGACAGCTCCGTTGCGAACGACAGCAGCCGGGCCTTCTCCAGGTGCTCGGCGGGGCCCTGCACCACGATCGGGACGAGGGCGGCCACCGAGTCGCGGTCCTTGACCGCGGTGGTCATCGCCTCGGTCAGCGTCGCGAGGAACGACGTCACCCCGTCCTCGGCGTTCTCCTCTTGCTCGGCGGCGGCGAACGACAGCTCGTTGGGCAGCAGCAGGATGCCCGCCCCGGCCAGCCGGGAGTCGATCTGCGACTGGACGTACTGCGTTAGCCGCTCGATGAGCCGCAGCACCCGGCGGTTGGCCTGCACCTGCGACTTCGGCAGGGCGTGCTTGCGCGGGGACGGCGCCCAGATGCGGACGATGACCGTCTCGTCGGCTTCCAGCTCGCGCGGGCCGTCGCCCTGGTCGAGCACGTACGTCCCGGCGCGCTCTTGCAGCTCCTCGTTGGAGGCGATGAACCACCGCTCCCGGTCGGTCGCGTTGCCGGCGTCGTCCTTCTCCGGTTCGCCGATCAGGTAGCACTCGCCGGGTACGCCGAGCTGGATCCCGGCGTCGTGCAGCAGCTCGCCCTGCTGGCCGGGGCCGCCGAGGAACGTCTCGTTGACACCGGCCGGCGCCTGGTCGGGCGTTTCGACCGGCCGGCCCTGCTCGTCGATCTGCGTGATGTACAGCCGGGCGCGGCCCATCGCCTTGGCGATGAGGTCGACGAGGTACGCCAGCTCGCCGCACTGTTCGTAGTGCCGCCACGCCTCTTCCTGCCACTCCTGCTTGGTGACCTTCCGCAGGCTGCCGCTGGACTCGTAGCGCATCTTCGCCGCCGACGCGACGACGGCCGTCGCCTTGCCGACCTCGCTGTCAACGTTCGGCTTCGTGCCCCACCACGCCATCCGCTACTCCTCCGGCTCGGCGCGTACCAGCAGACCGGTCGCGTACGACAGGGCCAGCGCGACGGTGGGCACGTCAACCCACCAGGAGCCCGACCAGCGGGGGACGTCGGAGAGGTGCCACCAGCCGGCGGCAGCCTGCGCGGCGATCCACACCGACAGGCACCAGCGGCAAAACAGCAGGTAGGCGAAAGCGCTGCCCTCAGGGATCCGGTTCACGATCGCCCCTCGAAGCCGCCGCGTGATCTCGTCGACGACGACCAGCCTGGTCAGCCGAGCCACGACGAACAGCATTACCGCGATCTCGATCAGCGCCGCCATAGATATGAGCATAAGCGACGGCATTGCGGCCGGACAGAGCGCGCCCCTGTCCACTCGCTGCCGTAGGTGGCACCGCCGCGGCTGGAAAGATCTTGGTGCACGCGGTTCACGCTGACCCCTCTTCAAACCCACTCACTTACTGGAGCGCGCATAGGCGCGGCACGATGACAGAGAGAGGTTCAGTGGACGTAGTCAGCTGGGTAGCGCTCGCGGTTGCCGTGGTCAGCAGCCTCACCGCCTTGTCGGCAACGTGGATCCGCGCCCGGTGGCACCTGCACCAGGAGAAGGCACGCAGCGACTCACTCATCGCGATCGCCGAGGCCCTGCCCGCCGGCGGGCGGCTCCGCGACCAACGAGCCGACGGGTCGTACATCACACTGACAGTGCCGACTCACGGAGGATTCAATGGATGA